AGGCTATCCGGGACTTGCGGATAAGCCCGTAGCGAACAAAACACTTGATATCGAGGGTGCATTCGCAGATGCTAAAGTAGTAGGGGACAAATTCAAAGAAGTAAAGGCAGAAACTGATTCGCTAAAGGAAGATATATTTAACATAGTAACTAAATCTGACAACAAAAACCTTGTTGATTGGAAATCTGTAAAACTTGCAACGTATCTAGAAGCAAACGGTACGGAAACACCTAACGAAAATCATTGGTGTACAGACTTTTTTGAAGTCGAACCAAACACAACCTATTGCCTTGGTATGACTGCGACCCTTGATTACGTCTATTGGGCGAACTGTTGTCAGTATGATAGCAACAAGACCTTTATCAGCGGTACAAATGTTTCGAACGGTAATATCGTTACCACAAACGCAAATACCAAATATATCAGATTCGGCAGAAGATATGAAAATGCAAGCGGTAGTGGTTCTGTGGCAGGGATTACAGTAGATAACTATTTGACCGCAGACTATGTAATCAATAAATCACAGTTTCAGAAAGGAACTGTACCTACAAAGATTATTGATGATCTATTAAATCCTTACATTAAAGTTACTGCTGACAACATATCAGAAGAAGCACTCACAGAAATTGGGAACAGAATATCTAATGATTATTGGTATAAAGACAAATACATTCTTACGTATGGAGATTCTGTAGTTGAGCAGAAAAAATGGCAAGATTATGTGAAAAACTATTTTGGATGCACAGCCGTTTATAATAATGGAATCGGTGGTACTTGCGTGGCAAATGATGGAAAGACAGTAACGCTTTGGAACGGTCAAGTAATTAATGGATGGATGTGTGGAGACGACCGCATTGACCTTGCAAGACGAAATTATACGTTAACACAGGCAGTTATTCTGCTTGGAGGGCACAATGATTTTGCATCAAACATTCCACTCGGTGATTTAGAAACGCTTGACGATACAAAGTTTAAATCAGCTTATGCTTTGATGATTAAAAAGATGATAGGAATTTTTCCTAATGCAAAAATCTTTGCATTGACACCTGCTAATAGCAGACTCTCCAAGAATGCCACAAATAGAGATACAGAGTGTAAGAATTCTTTGGGATTGACCATGAGCGATTATGCAAATGCAGTTAAAGAAGTGTGTGCGGTATATGGTATCCCTTGCATTGACATTTTCGGCGAAAGTGGGATGTCTGTGCTTAACGGTTCCGAATTTGTTACAGATATTGTACATCCTAACGATTTAGGTGGGAAGCGTATCGCAAATGTTGTTATAAATGGACTAAAACGTTTTGAACCGATTGATCTTTAATCAACTAAAGAGGGCTTTAGTTAACGAAAAAATCTCTCATAAATTCGCTAAAATATCTATTCAGATAGAACGAACAGTGCTATAATCACTATAACAGAACACAAAAAAGAGGAGCTGGACTCCCGACTACCAATCAAAAAGTCCAACTCCAAGCACCACAAAGGGTACGGGTATATTATAGCACAGTACTCTCCCTTTGTGAACCCAAAAGGAGGGTATTTTTTATGAGAGAAAAATTTTTGAATGGGTTCATGACAAAACTGTATGGAGAAATTCCGGAAGAGTATCTGGAAACGATCAAAAACAAACTGGCGTTGTATGTAAATGATTTTGATATCAGTCAAAGGGAAACTGCAGTTGTAAAGTATACTGGATATTTACCAGATTTCTACAAAACTTACATTGTAAGTAGGAAAATCGAGAGTTTGAGTAAAAAGACACTCGAACTCTACAATCTTTATCTGGATGATTTCTTTTTTACAGTCAATAAAAACGCAGAAGACATTACTGCAAATGATATCCGCGTATATCTGTATAACGCTCAGGAGAGCAGAGGATTAAGTAATCGAACGCTTGATAGTAGAAGAACTGCCATACACGCTTTCTTTGAGTGGGCTGCAAATGAGGGATATATAGGCAAGAATCCGTGCAGAGTTATCGAAAATATCAAGTATGAACGTGTAGAGAAGAAACCTCTGACAGATATGGAGTTGGAGAGAATCAGACAGGTATGCGAAACGGTACGCGAAAAAGCACTGGTTGAATTTCTGTACAGTACCGGAGCCAGGGTTACAGAAGTGTGTGGTGTGAAGAAAACAGATATAGACTTCTACAAAGGTGAAGTGATTGTTTTGGGGAAAGGAAATAAGCATAGAAAAGTATACCTAAATGCTCGCAGCAAACTTCTTTTAGGACAGTACCTTACATCCAGAGATGATGATTCGGAATATCTTTTTGTAAGTGAAAGAAAACCACATAATGTATTGAAAAAAGAAGCAATTGAAAGAAACATTCGACTGATAGGTGAACGGGCAGAACTGGATAGACCGTTAACGCCACATCTATTCAGACATACCCTTGCGACGCTTATGCTTCAGAGGGGAACTCCTATCACGGAAGTACAGAAGATTTTAGGGCATGTAAATATCAACACGACCATGATTTATGCCAAGGTGTCAGACGAAGATGTAAAAGCATCTCATATGAAATATGCAATTTAAAGAGAATTTCGATTCTCTTTTCAATTGCAAAAAAATATTTATGTAAATAAAAAAATAGAATATGGGGAGGATTAATAGTCCTCCCCATATTCTTAATCATTGAATGAAATTGTCAGTATTCATTTGCATCTTCTTTCTTAGAAATAACAAATGTTTTTATTTTTTTTGATCCAGGAACGTCACCATCGTCAATATGCTTGGCCATACGAAGCATAGACCTTATTTTGGATGAAGACGGATGCTCCTTGCCGCAGTTCGGACACATTATTTTTTCCGTGTTAATTTGTTCGTTTACGTAATAGTTGCAATTACAAGTGCAATGGACTTTTAATTTTAAAAACATTTTGCGACACCTCCCTAATAGGTTGATTGTACCACAGTGTATGAAGATATGCCATAGAGTTAAGGCTAAAAGGATTAAAACTCTTTTCCTCTTTTACAAAAATATTCGTTCAAAGCCCGTTCGACTACCTGTGATATTTCTTTTTCCTCTTTCTGGCAATGAAACAGAAGATGTATGTACTGCACAGGGGTTAATTTAATTTTTACGCTGATATTTCTTTCGTCTTTCTTTTTTATAGCAATCACCTCCCCATATAACTATATCATGCAGTATTTGTTAAAGTAAGTAATATATAAAGTATTATTTCGAAAGGAATCGACATGAGAGGATTAAAACGTCAAAAACAGACAGTGTATTGGTCAAAAGTAACTGAAATTCTTAACGATATTAATACAGTTACGAAATACAGTAAACCAGAGTTGCACAATTTCTCTGTATCGGCAACTGCCGGAACCCCGGAGGAGATATCGTCCGGTATCGTGCCTGACTATGATAGATACATCACTTCTTTTGATCGTGAATTTAGGCCACAGGAAGGAGATGTATTTTGGATTGATACAGTCCCCGAATTAGACTACGCAGGAGATCTTATTCTGACAGACAGTGTTCCAACTATCATGCCAGATTACCGGTTAAAAAAGATTTTGGATACTCAACGGGGGAATATTGCCAGATACGGAATTTCGAGAATAGGAGCTGAAAATGAGTAAAAAGATAATCAAGTGCGGATTAAGTCAGAAGTCAATTCAGGATGCAATAGATCAACTCAAAGTTTATCAAACTGAATTAAACAACAAGAATGAGTTATTTGTTAAACGGCTATCTGAACTTGGACTTGAAGTTGTACAGACTACAATGGAATCAATACCGGATGAGGAAAAAGGAAGTTATTACACTGAAATTATCTATGACAAACAGGGCAATATAATTGGTTCTTCTATACGATTGTCAGGAAACAATGTACTTTTTATCGAATTTTCGGCAGGAATAACGTATGGGACGAATGATTATCCTTTACCTAGCGGAAATTCTTACGGAATGGGGACGTATCCTTCCAAAAAAGAAAAATCAGACTGGGACAATCCAAATGGTTGGTGGTACACAGATGAAAGCGGACAGTCACACCATTCGTACGGAAATAGAGCGTATATGCCGATGTATCACGCAGAACAAGCTATTGTTATTGCTGTTCGTAAAATCGCTAAGGAAGTTTTTGGTTAATTTTTTATCCACTCAATCCGATAACCAACGATATTTAAAATTTCCTCGATTTCAGAATACGAAAAAGTTTCTTTTCTGAAACGATTGCTAAAATTTTGAAACGTAAAGCTTGTTCCGTGCCTGCGATTTAATTCATCGTTAACTTGGCTCATAGTAAACCCTTGTGAAATAATTATTGCTTTTAATTTGGATTTTAGTTCCATAAAATACTCCTAGTGATTATTTGTTAAATTATAACATTATAAATATAAATTGTAAATTTTAATCTTCTTGAAAAATAAATTATATAGTTTATAATTAAATTAAACAATTTATATAGGAGATGATTGTATGCCAAGACCTACGCCTGACTTTACTGGAATGAAATTCGGAAAATTAACTGCCCTTTACAGAATTAAATCGGAAAAAACTACAGGTAGTGGAAAACATGCTATGTGGATGTGCAAATGTGATTGTGGGAATGCCAAAATCATAAGTTCCACAAGGCTTGCACATGGAAAGATAGATAATTGTGGGTGCATGGATTCTAAATGTAGGAATAAAAAAGGACAATTTACAAAGGGTGAAAATGTAAAAGATATTTCTGGTAAGAAATTTGGAAAATTAACAGTACTGAAATTAGATAAAATTGTTAATAGAAAATCTTATTGGATTGTAAAGTGCGAGTGCGGAACAATAAAAACGGTAAGAAGTGATACTCTTAAAGTTATTACTTCTTGCGGATGTGACAAGAAAAAACAAGATATTATTAATTTCGACATAACGAATCACCATGAATTGACCCACCATCCTGTTTACAGCATATGGAATGCAATGATTAATAGATGTGAAAATCCACATAATAAGAATTACAATAATTATGGTGGACGTGGCATTAAAATTTGCGAAGAGTGGAAGGATATACGAAATTTTTCAAAATGGGCTGATGAAACCGGATTTGAATTAGGCAAAAACCTTTCTATCGAAAGAAAGGATGTGAACGGTAATTATTGCCCCGAAAATTGTTGCTGGATTGACAGAAAATTGCAATCTCGCAATAGAAGAAATACCGTTAGACTTGATATAAACGGAGACAATAAATCACTTTCAGAATGGTGCGAAGTATACAATGTACCATATAAAAAAGTTATTGGAAGATATTATAGGGGAATACGAGAAATAGATGATTTATTTTATAAAGGCAATTTGCAGATGAGAGATTTAGGAAGAGAGTAAGTACAAAAACTACTATGCCCGTGTACAAAGCAACTGTAGAAATCATACAGAACATTCGGAAAATCGGAAAAGAAGTCTTTAGTTCCTGATAAATTCCATACTGAAACATACACAACAAAATGATATACTATAACATATAAAAGCATCTACCTGAGTGGTGGGTGCTTTTTTCATGATTAAAATAAGGCGGTGATAACATGCCAGACACAATAAAAAATCCAATTTCAGAAGTCTTTAACCGATGGTCAAAAGCAGTTGAGCCTGTTGTTGGAAAATATAATTATTCTATGGATAAAAGCCAGACAATAGCGTCTACAAAAAAGGCATATGCTCGCTTGTTGATGCTCGGGAATACAACGATAAATAGTGACCTTGAGGGCGATGAATGCGCTACGCTGATATCATTTCAAACCGAATCATATGCATCCGGTGCAAAAGCCTTATCAAAAGTATATGACGAAATCGACGAAGCAAGCCACAAAGCCATGGTCGGCATGGGATTTCGGAGGATATATGGCCCTGAATTACAAAACAATGCAGAAAACAGCATAAAACGTGTCATTAGCAGATACAGCCGGACCTATACCGGACAATTTCTCTAAAAAAAGGGGGTGAGAAACTATGGAACAGATTCTGAGCTATGTAAAACCAGAACTTCTGACTGTTGCAGTAGTCCTGTATTTTGCAGGAATATTTTTAAAGCAGGCAGAAACAGTATCCGACAAATACATTCCTGGAATTTTAGGAGTCCTTGGAATGGTAATTTGTGGAATTTATGTATTTGCAACATCTACCGTATCTAACGGGCAGGAAATTGCAATGGCGGTATTTACCGCTATCACACAGGGAATTCTTGTCGCAGGATTAAGTAATTATGTAAATCAGATTATTAAGCAAGCAAGCAAAGAAGAATAGAAAGGACGGTGATCCTTTTATCTCCCAAACGCAGGGTTAAGCGTTAGAGCCATTAAGGCTCTTTTTTATTGCAAAAACTTATAGCTGAAAAGCGGAAAGGAGCCAAAATGGCACGATTAACTACACTTGGTGTGAAATTTTCATATGCCGTTGAAACCGTGAAAGGCACAAAGCCTACCAAATTCACGCAGCTGGAAGAAGCCTCTTCTATCGGCGGTATTTCTCTTGACACAGAACAGATTGACGTTTCTGCGCTGGAAGATTATCTGACACAGTATGCAGCTGGTAGACAAGATACAGGTGGTACTTGGGAGATTGAATTTATCATGGATCCAGATAAATCTGTTAAACAGATTAAAAAACTGTACGAAGATTCTAAGGCTGCAAAAACTACAGGACTGGCAACTTGGTTCCAGGTATCATTCCCGGATATGCCCGATGCATTCTTTGTTATTGCAGAATGTGGTCGTGAAATCCCAATGCCGGAAATTGCGCAGAACGAAGCGGCAACCATGTCCATTTCTCTTATTATCAGTACTTATAAGGGACTGGACACCAAAGTTGAGCCGACAGCAGCTGCTGAATAAGATGTAAAAACAGGGAGGATAATTCATGTTTAGTTTCTCAGTAAATGATAAAACATACAAAGTAAAATTCGGATATGGCGTGCTTACCCAGTCGGACATTCTTACACAGGTGTCCTCTATGGGGTCAATCACCAATCCGAAAGATATGATTAAAATGCTTCCAGAACTGATTCTGGCAGGACTGCAAAGAAAACACAAAGATGAATTCGGATATGAAACCGAAGAAGAAAAGAAAGTAGCATACGAAAAAGTATGTGATCTTCTGGACGATTATGAAGATGAATCCACAGAGGAAAATCCTCAGAATGGATTTATTTTATTCGAAAAAGCAAGTCAGGAGCTTGAAAAGAACGGTTTTTTATCCGGAATGATAAAAGCAATGGAGAAAGCGGAAAAGGAACAGAAGCTTCCGAAAATTCCACAGGATCACAAGAAGAGCTGACTTTTTCTGAAGTAGTCCATAAAAAACTACTTCCACTTTATTTGTCTATTGGCGTTTCAGAGGAAAAGTTTTGGGATTCCACACCGTATGATTTAGAACCATACATGGAAGCCTACAAATTAAAACAAAAAATGGCAGATTCGCAAGCATGGCAGTTCAATATGTACACGATGTGCGCAGTTCAGACTGCGGTTGCAAATGTGCTTATTGGTAAAAAGTCAAAGGCTGAATACCTTAAAGAACCATTTTCACAAACAGCCGAAAAGCAAAAGCAAGAGGATGAAGAGAATCTTTCTGAAACAGAAAAGAAACGGCAACGTGACAGGTTGCTCATGACATTGCAACTCATGCAAGCAAATTTTGAGCTGAATCATGGTAATAATGACGAGGGCAGGCAGGATTAAAAGTCTTGTCTGCCCTTTATTTTTTTGATTAAAAGGAGGTGTTTTAATGGCAGACAATACCATAGATACCCTTGATATACAGATAGAAAGTAGTGCTGCCAAAGCAATTCAATCTATCAATGGACTTATCAAAAAGCTTGAAGTACTTAACAAAAGTCTTAATGGCATAAATACCGGAGGGCTAAGAAATTATTCCAAAGAGCTTGGACGAGTTACCGTTGCACTTAATTCCATCAGCAGCTTAAATACTTCTACTTTGGATAAAACAATTGCTAAATTGAATGCTCTCAGTAAAATTAATTTAAGCAATTTGCAAAACCAGAAAATAAGCCTTGACCTTGATATTAAAGGTGGCGATCAGACACAAAAATTACAGTATGCCATTGACAAAACCATTCAAGATGTAAAAGTTGATACTTCTGCGATTTCTGGTCAGCTTATAAGTGCATTTAATCTTAAAGGCGGTGCAGCATCTAAGATTCGTGCTCAGATGAATGAACTGTCTAAAACGATGGCAAGCTCTTACGATGGAACGGATATTTTGGCAAAACTTAATGATACTCTTAACAATATTGCTAATACCATAATTAAAAGTGGAAGTGTCGTAAAAGGAAATCTTGGCTCATATCTTGATGGTGCAGAACAAGAATGGGTCGATTTCTATAATTTCTTTAAGAACAAAAGAATTTATGTTTCTGACATGCTTAAAACAGATGTCGGCAAAGGTGAATTTAGTGAACTCTTAAAAGAGAATTTGAGCAATGTTGTACGAGATGCTGCAAAAGGGATAAACCTTAATGAGTCTTGGGGGGAACTGGCAGATAGATTTCCTACCTTAATTCCTAAAGATACAATCAATGCTGCAGATCAGTTGATAACCGTTCTTGAAAATCTAAAAAAGGCCAGAGATTCCATCAAGCCTATATCTATTCAGGAGTTGTCCGGTAAGGAAGCAACGCAGGCTTCAGATAAAGTCTGGGAAATGAGCGTGGACGCTTACGATCAACTTGCGCAGAAAATAAGGAATCGAATCCAAAACACATTAAAAAGCACAAACGGTCAACTTCCAATTGATGTAAAAATCAATACAGATAAAATTGTCCTTGATATTCAGAAGGCAATCAATAAAGCAGCAGACCTGAAATACAATACCGTCAACGTTACTCTGGATGCCGATGTAACAACGGTAAAAGACGCAATCGCAAAGAAATTAAAAGATATTGATGCCGGAGAAATGACTGATTTGTCTACCAGTATGGCAAAATTTGCAACCTCTCTCCGCGATCTGGGAAGTGTGAATTTCAAAGGTACTGGATTAAATGTAGTTATAAATTCCATCAATCGTCTTGGTAAATCTGATTTTAGCCAGTTTGATACAGGAAAATTAGGTAAAATTCTTACAGAGATGCAGAAACTTGATGCTATTCCAGATGTTTCTCCGAGCGTTAGCCGGTTCACGACCGCTATAGCTAAACTTGCCGGTACAGGACAGTATATCGGCAATGTATCAAAGGAACTTCCGAATCTTGCGACAGGTTTAAATAATGCGGCTACTAAATTAGGCTCTATGAGCGAAGTATCAGCATCCACCAACGCTTTTATTACTTCTCTTGGAAAATTAGCTAGTGCAGGAGATAAAACTGGAAAGACTGCAAGTCAATTATCTAATCTTGCACAAGAAGTACTGAAATTCTTTGATGCAATGAAAAATGCACCAGATGTTAGTTCGAGCACAATAAGAATGACAGAGGCATTGGCTGTACTTGCTTCGTTTGGAAGTAAAGTCGGAAGAGCTACAAGCAGTGTTTCAAGTTCACTCAATAATTTGTCGTCTGTTGGCTCTAAAGTCAGTTCCGTAATGCATGGTGTTGCTAATGCGTTCCAGGCTTTTGCTTCAAAAACAATATCTCTTGGGGTAAAAGTAGTATCAGCCATAGCCGGAATAGGCAACGCTTCGTCCGAAACAGGTGAAAAAATAAGAAAACTATCAAATCCGTTAAGCTCATTGACAAATAAGTTGAGCGCTTTATATGCAAAAGGATTTTTAGTAAAACGGGCCCTTGAAGTTTTATCATCGCCTGTAGAATCTGCGATGAATTACGTAGAGACTTTGAACTATCTCAACTCTGCGTTCAATCAAGTTGCAGAAGGAATCGACACAGACGAATGGAAGAAGAGCGGTATTAAATCCGCAGAAGCATATGCCAATTCATTTCAAGAGAGAGCGAAACAACTTTCTCAGAAATTGACAGGATTTGAAATTTCCGATACTGGGGAACTTACTAGGACAAATACTGCAAGCCTTGGACTTGACCCTGAAAAGGCCATGCAGTATCAGGCGACATTCGCACAGATGTCATCATCTATGGGCGATACCTCCGAGACTGCATTGAAGTTGTCAAATGCTTTGACAATGATTGGTTCTGACCTTGCATCTGTAAGGAACATGGATTTTGAAGATGTATGGGAAGACATGGCATCCGGTTTGACTGGCATGAGCCGTACAATGGACAAGTACGGCATCAATATCCGTAATGCCAATATGCAACAGGAATTATACAATCTGGGAATCAACACCAGCATATCAAATTTATCTCAGGCAGATAAAACGATCTTACGTACAATTATTTTGCTGAATAATTCTAAATATGCATGGGGTGATTTGGCTAATACGATTAACCAGCCAGCAAACCAGATTCGTATGCTACAATCCAATTTTGCATCTCTTGGTAGAACAATAGGCTCCTTGTTCATTCCTATACTGCGAACAGTTCTTCCGTATATCAACGCAATAGTCATTGCACTTCAAAGAATGTTTGCTTATATTGCAAAATTGCTTGGAATCAAACTGTCAAACTTTGTATCATCTACTGGCGGTATTTCTGTAGATACAAGTAACATTGCGGATGATATGGATAATGCCAGTGGTTCTATTGATACTGCAAATAAGAATGCCAAAAAACTCGAAAAAACATTGTCAGTTCTTTCATTTGATGAACTGAATCAGCTTAATGACAATTCTGATTCTGGTAATACAAGTAATCCTTCTTCCGGTTCTGGAAATAGTGGGTTAGGACATATAGGAGCACTTGATGCTGCATTAGATGATGCTTTGTCTGCATATCAAAAAGCATGGGATGAAGCTTTTAAAAAGATGTCCAACAGGGCAAATAAAATGGCGGATGCCATTGTAAATGCCTTTAAGAGAAAAGACTGGAAAGGTCTTGGAAAAATCATGGCTGATGGCATCAACTGGGGTATGCAAAAACTCTATGATGCTATTAACTGGAACAAAGTAGGCCCTTACATCACTAAATTCACCAGTGCATTCACCCAGACTTTCAACAGCCTTGTTGATAATATCAACTGGAATTTGATGGGACGCACTGTTGGTGCTGGATTAAATACTATTGTCAATATGGTAAATCAGCTTCTGGAAGGAACAGACTTCAAAAACCTTGGAAAGAAATTTGCTGAAGGCGTCACAGGATTTATTCGCGAAGTTGAATGGACTAATTTGGGCAACATGCTTGGAAACAATTTCATGAAAGCATGGGATGTGTTTACAGGATTTGTAGAAAATCTTCCGTATAACGAAATCGGTCAGGCTGTTGCGAATGGTTTAAATGGTATTTTTGAAAAAGTAGATTTTGGCGAAATCGCACATGCGCTTGCAACCGGTTTGAATGGTGCATTTGATTCACTAGCGGCATTTACCGATAACTTCAATTGGAATGATTTTGTTGATAACATCACAAGTGGCATCGTGACATTTATGCAGGAATTTGACTGGAAAGAAAACGGGCAGAAACTTGAAAACTTTATCAATCATCTCTTGACGTCATTAATCGACATTGCAGAAGGCGTCGATTGGGAATCATTCGGACATAATGTAGGGGTTTTTCTGAGCCAGATAGAATGGGGCAAACATCTTTCTCAGCTTTTGACGGTTGTTGGTGATGTGCTTGGTGGAATTTGGGAAGGGCTTGGAACAACATCTGCCGGCACGTTTATACAGGCAATGGCTGTTTTTGCTATTGGTGATAAATTAATGCCACTTGTGGATACTATCACCAAATTCTTTACAGGCGATACAGTTTTTGGAAATCTTTCTAAAGCTGTGCAAAGTATGCTGAATCCCGCAATTACTGAGGCGGTAAAGACAACTATTCCAGCACTTGGAACTTCTTTAGGAAGCCTTGTTGCAACAGGCGGTGGAATTGCTCTTGCT